ATACCCATCCTAGGCTGCTGTTTTAAGCGTTGTATGAATTGTGATTGCGTCATATATTAATAAATATCAACGACGACGTTTTGTTGAAGCTTTTGATTTATTAGCTTTTTGTTGTTGTTTTGCTGATTCGTTTCGTTCTTTAATGATTGCAGTGATACGTTTTACCCAATATCTTCGTAAAAAAACTGGCATCGTATAAAGATCTTGCCAAGACCATCGGCCTTCGCCAAACCAAACTATATCAAAAATAGATTCATGAAGATTTAGTCGATACTGCGAATCAAAACCAGAAAAAATCAGATGAGATGGGAAACCGAGTTTCGAAGGTGCCTCCATTTTCACCTTCAAATTGTGTATTTAAATCTAAACCAGGTGCGTTGTCGACATAGTATGATCTGAATTTTTTAGATTCGAGAGCTAGGAATTGATATCTAGTAAAATATTCGATTGCTTCAGGCGTTCTTGAATCATCAATTTGTGTAATAACTGTTTTACAGAATTCGGAAGGAGTTAATGATTCAATTGATTTAATATTATATGTAAATTTAATAGTATGTTTTTTAGTTTTATATTCAAATTCTCCGTTATTGTCTGCAGACAACTTAAATGGTTTAGCTTGTATTGTTTCCAAATCAACTACTCTTTCTAGTTTATTTTTTGTTTTTGGATCAGTAACTGATACGGTATATTCTTTACCATATGATAATATACGAGCATATAATAATAGTCCGTCTTTATCAAATGTAGACATATCATCAATATCAAACTTTGTTAAACTAACAGACTCAATTAATCGATCCAACATAACACCGTCTCGTAAATATGAAACATTGGTTAATATGTCTTCATCATATGCAGTCATATAACGCATTTCTATTTTTCCTTCATGAAGTGCATGATCCTTAGGATATATTTTACCGCCACTAACTAATGGAACAATCATGCTAGGTAATTTGTTTTGCTGTTCTGTTTCGTAATGCTTTCTGGCTTGGTCTGCAGCTACTGACGTGCTGATTCGATCTGTCATTTTACTCATTTAGTTTCCTTATTATAACTTTATTATAAATATATGTTCACAAAAAAAGTAGGGGTTTAGCCCTACTTAAATTGTATAGTTTAGTTTTGTTTAGAAGCTTAAGAATGCCCAATCATATCTCAATGTTAAAGATATTTCTTGTACTGCATCATCTCCCCAATCATAGCTACCAAATTCTGCATTTGTAATAAATGCTCCGTTTAGTACCCATTCTTCAATTCGCTCACCTAATGGAGAAAGTTGATATAATTTTAATTGTTTTTTGTAAAAATCAGAATATCCATCTCTACCAGTTGCAGACTCATGATGTAAACGAATCCATTCCATTACAGTTTGAGCACCACTTGGTACAATTGCATCATATAATGATATTGATAATTGATCCCATTCAGACTTACCTTTAACGTAACGTTTTACGTTGATAAGATCCAATGCTTGTTCGTTGTTAGTTAATTTTGGTTTATCAGCCATTTTCACTAAATATGCAGGGATACCAGTATCAGCCATAGAAAGTATAAACTGATGTTTCTTTTTTGGTTCCCAGGAAAATGCGGTATCAAACAATTCATTTTGATTGGCTGCTGATAACGCCGGGTTTAATTGATCTTCTAATGCCATATTGGTCCTTGTTTATTTTAATATAAATATAACGTACAGTAAAAAAGGTAAGACCGAAATCCTACCTTTTTAAAATTATCAATATTTCTATTCTGGGAAACTTGCTCCTGTTGGCTGAATATTAAAGTCTAACACTATAAATTCTGCGGTTCTAGTTGGTTGCAAGAACAATTGTCCGTAAAGAATATTTTGATCTATTACGTCTGGAGTATTGTTGCTGTCATCCATTACCGCTCGGAATGCAAACAATCCTTGCTGTGCTCTTACTTGATCTAAATAAGGATTCACAATGCTCAAGAATCTGTCACGAGTCTGATTGGTGTTTTGTTCAAATACTAAATATCTGGTAGATGATGCAATAAACTTCTTAACTGCGATAAGCAAACGTCGCACATTGACTCTGTCTAATGCACTTGGTCTAGCTTGTAGAGTCTTTTGCCCCCATATGCATATTCCGTCGTTAACGAAGTTTGCAATAGGATTAACACGTGCTTCATACAATGTGTCTCTGTTAGATTGCGTTAATCTTACATATGTATCAGTTGCTGATACAACTCCTCTATTCAAACCAGCTGGTGCATACCATGGTTGACTTACGGCATCATTAAATGCTAATACTCCTGGCAATACAACTGATGGTGGTACCCATAAAGGAACATTTTTATTTGGATTAAGTATTCTTACCCATGGCCAATATGTTGCAGTGTAATTGTTGTCTAGTGTTGTTACTTGACTCGTTACTGTGGCAATATTATCTGACACTGGATTTGAATCCATTACATAGAATGTGTCTTGGCGATCTTGAACTAAATTACGCGCTCCATTTGTGACCGAGCTATGTAAGCTGTCAATAATACCTGGTGTTACTAATAAGTTCATATCATAATAATCAGTGTTACCTAACAATGTAAATGCCTTATTATATGATTTAGTACCAGTTGCTGTTGCTGTGCTACAATCAAAACCAAATGTGTTTGTTGATGCTATGTTTGCACCATTATATTTTGGTAAATTTGGTCGTGCACCATCAAACCCTCCTTGAAAACTAACCATAAATTTTCTAGTTGCCAATGCAATGTTAGTGGTAAATGTAGCAGCAGTTAATGCTGATTGTAATGATCCAGTATATGTTGTAGCTGCGGTTGGGAATGAAGAACCTGAATCTTGATTCATATCACCAAGATAAAAGTCAGTATTTAATCCAACGGTACTACCGCTAGTTGGGGTTGGTGCTAAATAATTTAAGTTAGCAACGTCGGTATAATCAAATCCAAAGTATATTCGGCTATTATAAGAATTATTAACAGTCTGTGTAGTTTTGTATGATACTGCTTCTAAATTAAATGATGCAGATGCATTTGCTATGGGTGACAATGGCGCTTTTGCTCCAAATGGAATTAATGTTTTATCATTAGTTGCATTTTTAACACCGTCTGTTACTTCTACTCTTATAAATCCTGATAAGTTTGGATAATCTCCATTAACTACAACATCGCCAGCATCACTAACTGTTTGATAACGATCACCAATCACTCTGGATACATATCTTGGCGAATTTGGATCTAGATTAACATTTAAAAATGTTTCAACAATATCTGGTGTTTGATCCGTGTCTTCTGATGCATATGGTGAATTTGGTATATTATTAGTATTCACTCTGCGAACTTCAACTGTAAATGTACCATATCCATTAGGATCAGATACTTCAGATGCTAATCTTATGTCGCGCACGCCTACTTTAACTTCTGCATTAACAGAGTTACCATGAGACAATGTGTGAAACTTAATAAGATTTTTTGCAGTGCTTCCAATTTTTTGTGAGGTTATCCACGGTGTTGCTGCAGTTTTAAAATCTTGAAGATATTCATAATCTGCCATTTTATGAAGTGACATTGAAACATCACCGATATTATTAAACAATGTGCGCAATGCATTTTCGTTTTCATATTGAACATATACCGGATAATCTACTGATTTAGGAGACCTTCCGAATAATTTAGTTAAATAATCATTGCTTCTGCTATTAATAGATGAAGATATAGATAATCCTTCTGCTACTAGGAATGATCCATCAAATCCAATTGCTGGGTTAGCAGCTGCTACATATGATCCTGATATTTTAATTTCAAATGATCCAGATGAATCATTGTTTAAAACCGAGTCTTCAAAATAATTTGCATTCACAACACTACCGGCACCTAATACTGCTTGGGTTGGATGAAGAACATGAGTTACTATTTTTACTGATCCAGATTCTGCCTGTATGGCCAATGCGCCATTTGGTATTTCATATCCATCTTCATATAAAAGACGTGTTACTGTTATTACGTTTCCATTTCTTAAATAGTCATTTACTACAAATGGAACATATGAATCATCGGTAAACGATCCAAATGTTTTTTCAAAATCACCAAACGATGTTATTTG